TAGCAGCCCACTCGCCTACTGATCCTTGTCCTGTAGCATAGTTATTTGTATAATCTGTGTCGTTCTTAATAACAAATGAGCTGCCTGAAGCAACTGCGTTTGCTATTGAAGAATTTTGTGCTCGTACTACTCTCAATGCGTTTGAGTATTGTAGAAAGTTGGCAGCACTAAAAAAGTCCTCAAAATTATCTGAGTCTGGTTTGCCAAACGTATCTACTAATTCTTGCTCGCTAGAAACCGTTACGATTTCATCTAAAGGACCTTTTCTAAACACACCTGCAAAAGCACCTACTGAAGTAGATACTGCTGGAATGATTCTTGTTAGGTCTCTTTCTTGTACGAGAACACCTGGTGATACTTGAAATGCCATTTCGGTTTTCTCCTTTTTATAAATTAGCTAATTGTTTCATATAATCCAACATTCGTATTATTCATACGGCCATAGTCAAAATTTCATACACATCTATTTATAAAATGCGTATTTTGTACATTTATTCGCCTTTTCTGACTACAGGATGCCACGTTTCTCCATATTCATCTTTAAATGGTTTAGTTTCTTCAGTTTCTACACCATCATCTATAAAGCCAAAAGGCGCCATATCTTGTTCTATAATATTGGCCTGATCTTCGTATAATTTAGACCTTACATCAGAATTACTTAATTCTTTGAAATACGGTTGATTTGATAACCAGCCAAATATAATAAGACAAGTCATTAAGTCATCATTACATCCTTCTTCTGCTTTCCAAGAATTGTGTTGACGAGAAAAAGTTGACATCTCCTCTATAATATTAAAGTCATTTATAACCAGTTTATCTGACTCAACAATTGTTTTTAAATTAGAACATCCTATTTTTTTAATTTGTTTTGTCATACGAATACCTAACTGACTGCCACGGCCACTAAATGCTGTACCTAAAACCTGTCCTGCACGGCCTCTTTGAGTGGTCATTAATAGATTGTCATATTCTAAATCAAATTGCATAGCATCAGATATTTGGCCACCTAAATCGTTTACTTCAATTAATGTATGAGCGTGATTAAAACCTTTAACTGTTTGTTCAATAATATTTGGAAACACTAAAGGTTTAATTTCATTATTACGATATTTGGCTACGACACGATAAGGCATTTGTGTTACATCAAATATAATAAAGGCTGAATAGTCTTTTGTAATACCTCTTGCAACGTCAACAGTACAAACGTAAATTTTATTCTTATCTGGTCTTTCAAATATATCTAAACCACCTTGCGATTGTAATGGTTTTATATAAGGTGTAGTTTTAATTTTTGTAGAACTAATGAGTGTATCAATTGAACCTAAAAATTCGCATTCAAACTCTTGTTGAAATTGTTCCTTACTTGTATTTCTTATTGTATCTTCTTTCCATTTTTCATCACGGCCTGGCACTTCTGACCAATGCACGTCAATAGGAATATAATCATTTTGTTTATTGACAGCATCAGTCCATAACTTGTAATACATATTCATTCCGTGTGGCGTAGAAACAATAATCATTTTAGTATTTTTACCTGATGAAATTGTAGGAAATACGGAACTAAAAAACTGTTCTGCAATCGTAGCAGGTACGAAAGCAAACTCGTCTAAAAATATAATGTTATAAGAACCTCCTCGAATTGCACTTGAAGAAGTTGCAGCAGCCACTACTTTACTACCATTTTCTAATTCAATACTACCTTTGTTCCAGTTTAATACACCTTGTTGTAAAAACTTTGGTATATTTTCATAGGCCAATTGTAATCGGCCTAATATATCTCTTGCTGTAGATGATTTGTTTGCAAGTATGGCAACGTTTGTATTTGGATTAAAGATTACATAATGTAATAGATATGATACAATCGTTGTTGATTTACCTGATTGTCTTGGTAATTTACATATTGTAAAACGGTTGTTGTGCATTGTACCAACCATTTCTTTTTGAAAGTCATACATTTTAAATGGTACAAGGCCTTCATCTAACGAAACAATCTTTACATAATTTTGAATAAAATATAAAGGGTCTTTCGAACACTTATCAAACTCTATTATTTGTTCTTCTGTAAACTCTACTTTAACGTTTACTTTTTTTAAATTCGGATTACCAAGATATACTTCATTCATTGATTAAAATACCTTCTATGTGTGTATAACCTAATTGTATAGCGGCCAGAACTCTTTGATTTCCTTCCCATACACTATATTGTTTTTCTTTAAAATTTGAATCACCAGCACCACTTCTATATTTTGAATAATCAAATAATTCTTCACCTAATGGTCCAGTAGGATTTTTTCTCGTATCGTGTTTTAATACTTTGATAGGTTCAATCATATCTTCACCATTTAATAACTCTTTTAAAGGAGTCATTCTTGTTATATAAGTTAAATCACTTATCTGAAATATCTGTTTGTTCAGGTAATTTCGTTTCGCTTTGAGTATTTTCATTTTTAACTTTCAACATCTTTTGTAATTCAGCAGTAGAACCTACAAATAAAGCATTTTGTATTTTAGTGTCGGCACCTTTTGTGGCAGTTTTTAATTCTTTTAATTTCTTTTGTAAATCTTGTAACTTATCAACTGTTTGTGCAACGTTTGTAATTAATTGGCCTGCAACTTCGTATGCTCGTGGGTGTTGGCCTTCTTTTGCAATTTCTAATATGCCTTCTATTGCTTCTTGGCCTTTTTGTATTAAATCGTAATAATTATCACGACTAAATTTATAATCATTTTCAATATCAGTTTTAGTTTTATCTTCTACACGTGGCACAGAAGGATTATCTATCTTTACTAAAGATTCTAATGTAGGTTTATTTTCAGGCGATATGCCTAATATCTCGTTTACTTTATCTTCTATTTTTGTCATAATTAAACATCAGTATCAGTCGTAGGGTTATACTTCTTACTATCTGTAAAAGAAGTAATTGTTGTTGTAAATCCAAAGTCATCATCTGCATCCGCCGTTGTTGGGTCTGGTACGACCACAATTCTTTCTTCTCTTTTTGCCTTTGTTGTATCCGTATCTGTGTAAATATCGGACTGTACCGTTTTGATAACACCTTGATTGGACATTGGCCCAAACAAATATGTTTTAGTTGTAAAGTTTAAGGTATATATAACAGCTCTACGAGTCGTAAAATCTCCGCTATAACTATCTTCATATGATACACTATTTAATATAATAGGTATATCTCTTTTAATATTTAATTCAGGTAAAACGTTTACCGTAATTGTATAATCAGGTTGAAAGAAAGGTAATATTTGTTCTACTATTTGTAAGCCGTTTTCTGCTGTTGCCGTAAAGGCATAAAGATTTAAACTTATATTATACGGCACAGGTACATAATTAAAATTATGAACTTCACCTGATTCACCAGATTTTACTTTTCTAAATTTTTGAACTCTTGTTAATTTTCTTGTAGGGTCATAAGCAAGACCTGATATTTCAAATCCTAATCTTGGTAATGTAATTGCAAAACTACGATCATCTAAATCTGGTTTCTGATCTAATCGTACTAAAAACTTTTCTTTTGGTGCATAAGCTAAAGGAACTTTTAATCTCTTTGTAACTGCACCTGTGCTTGATGTTGATTGTATAACTATATTATTAAACAATTGACCAAATGCAATTATGATCTTTCGCATTCCTTCGTTATAGAAAAAATTACCGAACATTAATCAATTTCTCCAAATGGGTTTCTTTCTGTAAAGTCTAATATATCATCAGCCGTCGAAGCAGTATCAAAACCAGCTTCTGTGTCTAAATCTAAATTTTCTGCATATGTAGATTGAGTTGCCACAGTTGTTGTCGTTGTTGCTTCTTCATTTAAGAAGAAGTTTGGTTGACCTGATGATTGATCTTGTTCTAATTGTAATGAACCAGTTTCATCTTCAAGTGTAAATCTGTTGAGTAATAGATTTAATGAGTATTCAGTTTCTTTATCATCTATTTCAGTTATGCCTGTATTTAATTCTTCTGAACTGTATTCCCAACGTGTAACTCTTAATTTATAAACAGGTAAACTACCTAATTGAAATAATGGCTCTTGATCTTCTACAAATTGTATTTCAAAAAAACTATTCATTAATGGGAAATATATAATATCTCCTTCATTAGGACGGCCTTCCACAATCTGTGTCATTGGATTATCTACTTGATTTTGCCAACTTCTTTTTGCAATCACAAAAGTTGTATCTTCTCTAATTTCTAATCCAAACTTATTAATCAATTCTCTTTGACCTGCAAATCCTTCAGTCGTTTCAAAATACATTTCAATCATATAACTATCATCAAACTTACTTGAAGTATCTTCACCTAGTATTAAATCTCTATTGACAAGTGTGCGTGGTAAATAATAGACATCGTGGCCATAGATTTTTAGGCCTTCTACAATTAAATCTTCATAAAGTGTTTTCTCGGCCTGATTGCCAATTCCTTGGCCGCCTTGAAAATAATGATTTACTGGCATAGTTTAACCTACCATAAATGCTGGGGCAATTTCGAAACTATCTCTTATTTCTTTTTCTAATTTTTCAATATCTGTTTGTGCGTCTGTAAAAATCTTTTCGCCATTAAGTTTAACGCCACCTAACATTACTACTCCATCAAATTTACTTAAATTAGCACCCCATTGTTTTTTAAATAATGCTGTCGTATATCTTTTTAACCATTGATCATTAAACACATCCGTAAAAGTAGCTGGGTCTAATTTTCTATAACAGTCTATAATTAAGTATTCATCTACTTCTAAATCGTTCACCCAATCCATATCAATATACAAACGATTATCGTGTTGTTGAAATCTAATAGGTTTCATACCTACTAAAATTTGGTCTAAGAAATCTAAATGTCTTAACACCATATCATAGTTAATAATTGATGTTGAAGCAAAGTCATATAAGTCGTTTAATCTTAATTGATACCTTACGTCAAACATATTCATGCTTGATTTGTCTGAAAAAGGAAATATATTTGTTACGGCAATAACTGTACTTGGAACTATAAGAAAATTGTTTGCTTCATACCAAGTTGTGCTGACACCATTTTGTGTAGGTGTTTCAGAAGATGGTGTTGAAGCTTTTAATCTGTCTTTATCTTGTGCTGTGAGTTTATATTTTAAATATGTTCGTCTAATACCATCATAGTGATATTGAGCATAGTATTGTAATGCTTCATCCAGTCTATCTTCTAACTGGTCATCATCAACGTTTATCTCTATTACAGGTTTACCTAATGCTCTTAAAGCATATTGTTTAAGTGTTTCTCTAGTAGATGGATTTGCCATAACTCTACTATTTATATAAAAGAAATTAGAACTTATAACGAATAGTTGCTAATAACTGTGGGTTATAGTCTTTATATACGCCTGTATATACTGATGTTTGTTCTTTATCGTGGTAATACAAGCCAAATTCTAAACCAGCTCTTTTATCAGGCCTTTTATGTTTATCATCTTCAGTGTGTATATTGTAAACAAGTCCCCAATAATTGCCTGTAAATCCTAGATCATCATTTTCTGTTCTGTGAACTGTACCATAAATGCGTTCATTAAAACTATATAATAGGCCGTAATCATATCTGTTCTT